TGTTAATTATGTTATGAATAAAACTTCTAATTCAATTTATTTATATACTGGTAATAATAATAAAATAGAAACAATTGAAAAACTATTAATAAGCGGTAATTCTTATTTCAGTAAAATAACGTCATTACCAAGAGACATATTAAATCATAGATTTTATAATATTATTGATGTATGGGTAGATCAATTATCAAAACATGACAATGATATTGCCAATGATATTATTAATAGCAAATCAAAATTAGGTGCATTATTATATTTATCGAATTTTGGATATACATTAAGTCCTTTTAATAAATATCCAAATAATTTAAACGAAACGATGTTTAATCTTTCAGCAGAAATTAATATTCCTATGTATTTACCCGCATATATCGGTGCATTGGTATATGCAATTGAAAGCGGTGATACAAATTTTACGGAACAAAAAATAAAAGATTTTTTTACAATTGGTGCTGGAAAAACATTAGATAGTTCTGGTGTGTTTATTTTTGCAGATATTTATGATATTAAAAATTATTTATCTAAAAAAGATAAAGAAACATTTAAAACCGCATTTGATGAATTTTATTCTCATACATCACAATCAGTAAATTTTTTATATGATAATATATTTGCTGAAATTCAAAAATTATATAATAACATTAAAGATAAAACATCAATAGAAAAAGAAAAATTATATAGATCATATTTAAAACCAGATAATAATGAATACTATTCTAATATAATTCAACCATTAATTCAAAGAACAAATATTTTAAATTTAAGTGAAATAACCTTTGATATGAATCCAGTAGTTCCAACACACATTGGTTATCAATCATTAAAATCATTAAACGATAAAACAAATTTGAAAAACATTAATACTAATTATTTTACACAATTTTTTTCAAAATTACTTGTAGAAATTACAACAGAAGAAAATAGAATAAAAGAACTTAAAAAAGAACAAGAAAAATCAGGAAATGATAAAGATATTGTAACAGAAACATATTATTCATTTAAAAACATTAATGATAAATGGCTTTCAAGTCCAAATTATACAAATATTGAAGGTTATCCATTTAACGAACCTAATAAAAGTTTAATCAATTCATTTGTTTTTGTCGATAGAGCAATGAATCCTATTGGCGATACAATACTTAATGCAGAATGTTTAATAGACATGTTTGATGATCCAAATGTTTCTGTATTTACCGCATTATCACAATTATTATCATTAAATGGATTTGAATTTTTTCCTTTACAAAATTTTATGTCATATGGTGAAGGTGCTTGGAGAGACACATTTAAAATTGATACAAGTGGTAATATTAAATCAAGTCCAGCATATGTTTGTATGTATATTGGTGGAACATCAAGTTATCCATCAACAGGTGGTAATGGTTTTATTAATGATGGTATCATTGATTTAAGTACTGCAGATTCAAAAGATTTTAATACTGTAAAACCAAATAAAAATGCTCTTTCTGATGATGAAAATGCATATCCTGAATTTCCTTTCAGACAAGTAAGGGCATTTAAAGTGAGATTTGGCGAACAAAATCAGTCAATGTTTACTGATATAAAAATTGAAAGTAAAGAATATCCTGATACAAATGAATCAATTCAAATATTATCAAGATTAGCGGGTGATAATAATAATGTACCAGTACCAAAAGGTCAAAATTTATATAATTTATATGAAAACAGGGCATATAGAGCAACAATTACAGGATTAGGTAATGCAATGATTCAACCAACACAATATTTTCAATTGGAAAATGTACCTATTTTTAATGGTGCATACATTATATTATCAGTTGAACACACAATTGAACCAAATAAAATGATGACAAATTTTTCTGGAACTAAAATTTTAAGATATCCTGTTCCAAGAGTAGTTGATGCTGCATCAATTTATGGTTTTGAAGGTTCAAGTGCTGGTGATGTTGTGTCACATGTTACACCGGGAACAACAGGAACTGGAACAGAAGCAATAACAATATCACAACCAAGATTAGAAAAATTGAAATCAGTTTTTGGTATTGATGTTTCTTATGCTCAAATTAATCTTAATTGGAATAAATACAAAGGCGATTCTACCGATCCCGGTTTCCCAAATCCTAAATTTGTATTAATAAAAGTTAGTCAAGGAGATTTTGTTGATCCCGTAAGAATAAAAAATATTAATGGTGCAAAATCAATAAATTTAAAAATTGGTTACTATCATTATGCTGAACAATATGCCGATTCGAATGTTTCTGCGAATATTGTTGCTAACGCAACAGCACAAGCTCAATTTTTTATAAACACAGTAAAAGCATTACCAGTCCCTAATTTTCCGCTTATATTAGATATGGAAGATCGTGAAGAAAAAAATAAATATTGGTCAAAAATTAAGGATAATAATGATTTATGGATCGATACATTTATTACTGAATTAAAAAAGAATGGATATAATACAATTCTTTATGCCAATCATAATTTTATTACCAATAAAATGAATGGTAATAAATTTGCTTCAATTCCATTATGGCATGCAAGATATTTATTACCACCACTTTCTCCAGAATCATATAATCCAAATCCTTCAAATGGATGGAAAGATTGGACTATTTGGCAATTTAGTAGTTCTAATAATCATCTTGATTTAAATATAATGAAAGAAAGTTTCTTTGAGTCAGCTAAACCATATTTAAATTCAACATAAAATTATAATATACTCTTTTTTAATTCATGTAAACCGATAATGTCGTCATCTACAGTCTGCAGATTAAATTTCATTTCTTTTATTTTTTGAATTGCTTTTGCAATATTTTCTTTAGCGGTTTCTTTGTTTATGCTTTCTAATATAATTAAATTTTCAGATTTGTATTTTTCAAGAAGTTCTGATTTTTCATCATCGTTTGCTTTAACAAGTTCATTAAATAAATTTCTATCATTTTCTTCTAATGATTCATATCTTTCATTAAATTTATTAACTGCAATTTCAATAACATCATCATTTATCATATCAACACTTTCTGTAAGGCTTTGTTTAGCGTTTTTAACATGATTTAAAACCAATGTAAATGATTCATGAATATCATCAACATCAATTTTATCATAACAGCTTAAAGATTCTCTGATTAAGTTACCGATAGCAATATATAAATTAACTTTATTATCATCAACTTGAATATCTTCAGTAAGAAATGATTTTAAATTTTCATGTTCTTTTTCAATTTCATCAAGAGTGTAAACATCAAATAATTTAATGTTATTATCAATATAGCGTGTTGCTGCCAAATCATTTTCAATATGTTTATTTTCAATATTATTGAAAACTTTAAATTCTAATTGTAAAATCGGAGATTTTTTTACAATAAATAAAAAATCATTTGTTAATTTTTTTGACTCTTCAACTAAAGCATTATTAAAATAAGCATCCTTTAATTTTTTGGAAACCACTAAATTAACAATTCCTATATTGATATTTTCCATATTATTAAATTTATTATAAATACTATTATGATTCAGTTAATTCTATATTTTCAATATCATCAATTACAATATCTTCTGTTTCATTAATTTCTCGTTGAGCGTTGATACTTTCACTACCTTCCAATAAAACATTAATTTCATCAATCATATTTTGAGCATTTTTATTTAAATTTGTATTAATTTTATCATTTTCATTAATTGCTTCTTTATGACCATTTTTCTTTTTAACTTCAGGTTTGGCAGTATCACCATATACTAATTTTTCAACATGTGTATTATATTCTTTTTCAGTTAATCGAGATTTGTTTTCAGCCATTGGTGGTAATCCACCAGCAGCAGGAGCACCACCAGCAGGAGCACCACCAGCAGGAGGCATTCCACCACCAGCAGGAGCACCACCAGCAGGAGGCATTCCACCAGCACCACCAGCAGGTGGAGCACCACCTCCTTCAGTTGCACCACTTTGTGCACCCAATAATGCTGCTTCAGGTTCACCAAATCTATTATCAATATCAGTAAATAAACCTGATTTTTTAATAACAACTGGAGAATCTTGAAGTTCTTGCATGACAACTTTTTCCATTTTTTGTTGTTTCAAGTCATCAACAATTTCTTTATCACTCATATTAAATATACTTCTTTTAGCATTTGTATGTGACATTGCAGCAATACCGCCTTCAGCACGAGTTAATTCAGTATATGTTTGTGCTTTATCACGCATTAATTCAGATTTTTGTAATTCAGCCTGTGTTGATGGATTTGTAAGTGTTAATGTAAAACTACTTAAATCTTCACCACTATAACCCAATAAATATAAATGTACCATTGCCATTTTATTGAGTTCCTGAATCATTGACTGTTGAATACGATTTATTTTTTTAGAAAATCTGATATCATATTGTGCCATTGTTTTTCCAGCACCCGCAGCATCCTGAAATGATAAAAAAGGTTTCGGAATTCCAAGTCCAATAAAAAGATTATCACGAAGATACTCTATATCATGAATTTGATCCAAATTCGATGCTCCGGGTAATGTTTCAATACCAGTTTGAGTATTTGCATTTCTTACTGGTAAAAAATAATCTTCATCATTGCCAAGAATATTAAAACGATAATCGATTTGTCCGTCATTTGGTGCTATTTGTGCAGTTTTTTTAAACTTGGTAGCAACTTTGTAGATATATTCTTCAATATCATCTTCATCAATATTTCCAACATCAATTTTAAACACTTTTTTCTCACCTGCACGAATAATACGATATGTTAACATAGCATCTTCTGCCATAACAAGTTGTCTGAAAACTCTACGCACTTTATTTAAAACAGATGATCCATAAGGAAGATATTTATCATCTCCCAAAAGTCTGAAATGTGCAATTTCAAATACGTTAAATTCATCACCTGTCATTCTTTCTTTAAATTTCACAAGTGGTTTACCGTTTTGAATTCTTTCAAATCTTTCAATTTCGTAATTAACTAATTGTTTAATGTGAGTAATACCTTTTTTTCTTTCACCATATATAAGTACGAAATTATCACCATATTTTGTTGTATTTCTTACCCAAAATGGTAAGTTAACATTTACATTGACAATATCATAAAAAAATTCTTCTAATAATGTTTTTATTCTTTCTTTATTTGAATATATATTTAGCATTTTACCATTCATGCCAATTGTAGTTGATTCTTCCATTAATAGGTCTAATGCGCTTGAAATAATGGGGTAATATTCCATGCCTTCATAATCTATGTATGCAGGTAATCTGGCTGCTTCATATTGAAGTGCTTTTTGGAATCCTCTATCAGTAGTTCTGAAGAATTTATTTTGAAGGTCTCTTTTTTGTTGTAACTCCAAACCCTTTTTTTGTATTTCTTCAGGAGTATTACCTTTAATAATAACTTTATTTTCTTTTGCGGGAGTACTTGCAGATATAATTGTTGGTTGTTTTTCTGGTGAATCAAAACCACCAAGATTTAAGAACTGATTTAATTGTTGATATACAGTTCCTCTTTTTTCTTTATCACTTCCTGTTTTTTCGTTGTCAGCCATTTTATAAAATTTTATATTTTTTTATAAATACTTTGATTTTATTAAAAAAATCATTTCAAATATAAATACACATTAACTTCTCTTTTTTCCATCTATACCATTAAACAACCACTTATTTATTAAATATGGATTCAGTGGTGATACACTATTAGGTGAAATCATTGGTTTATATGTTTTTGTATTACCACTATTCATTCTTTTTCCAATTTCATTCATTGTATTATTAGTAATAATTGCATTAAGCATTTTTTCAGTGATGCCTTTACTTTGTTTATATCTTACCATATCATAATTAAGTACATATAATCCAATTGATAGTCCCATAACAGAATCATCATGAAATGAACGTTTATGATCAGCAACACGATTACCGGGAACAGTAACAAATGTTTTTAATTCGTTTAATAATCTGACAGACCTGATTATAATATCTTCCAAATGAATTGCTCTTTGTAATTCAAGAAGAACTGAAGCACGATTACTGCCAATATAAAATCCGGGGATTAAATCCACATTAATAACAGTACCATCATTCATTGTTTTTTGTCCTTTTTTAATATATCCCTGTAATCTATCTCTTGATGGTTTATGTGTTACTTCAGCATAATGAACATTTTCATAACCAAATTCCAGCATTTTTTCAACACTTTGTACACCATAACCACCAGTAATATCTATAACACAATATGAATTATTATATTTTTTTCCATATTGATATGCTATTTCGGCAAGCATTTGTGGTACTATTTTACCATAATATTCAGCAACTTGTTCAATTTTATGCCTTCTTATTTTAACTTTTTTAATTTTACCGTTTTTATTTATTATTTTTTCTTCAATAACTTCAACAGTTTTTAAAATATTTATTGTTGAAAAATCTTCACCATGTCCGGGTGAAGCATCTAATCCCATAATATAATCCTCACCCGCAATTGGGTCTTCAAAAATCCACATATTTTTATCAACAAATTCTTGACGAATCGGAACTTTTACTTCATTATCTTGAATACGTTTTAAATATTCTTCAGCAATAAAATTATCACCTGATCCAAGGAAACTACATAATAATTCCTGTGCAATTTTACGCATATCACCGTTTGCATTACGAACTTGTTCTTCGAACCAAGGTGAACTGGCTTCCCAACCATCAGCCATCATATTCATTTTTTTATTTTCATCCCAATTATCGGGAGTTATACTAATTTCAGTTTCTTTTCCTTTATTTTTTAACCATACCAAATCTTTATTATAACGAGGATCATTAAACCACCATAATTCAACAGGAACAAAATTATTTTCTTGATTTTTTGCACCCATAAATGTTTTATAAAAAACAGCGTCTAAACCACTTGGTGTACTTACCATTATGGTTGCACCACCAGTTTGCATTGTTGGTTGTGCTGATGTCCAGAAATTATCACCTTTTTCTGTCCAAGCAGTTTCATCCCAAAATAATAATGTTGGTGTATAACCACGAAGTCCCTTTGATGAAAAAGCACCTAATGATGAATTATTATTATATCTTTTTAATTTTTGGGTATCTTTAAAATTTCTTTTTTCAGTATCTCTACCAGTTTTCGGTCTTAACCAATCAGGACAATTATCAATAAAATCAACAACATCATTCATTAATTCATCACGAGCAATTTCCAATTTATCTGCAACAATTGCCACACTTCTATTCGGATTAAACATTACGTACCAAGAAATAAAAGCACAAGTTGCAGTTGATACACCCGCCTGACGATATTTATTTACAATAACAAATCTTTCATCCAAATAAGTTTTTATTAAATTTCTTTGAATATCAAATAATAAGAACGGTACTATTTGACCTGCTTTACCTTTTGTTTGGTCGAATACTGTTAAATAAGTTTCAATAAAATATATTGGATTTGTAGCACAACGAACAATTTCATCTTCTTGTTCAAAAACGGTTAATTCACTTGTTTTTTTTGATTTACCTTCTTTAGTAATAACAATTGTTTCACGTCTACCATATTTTTTTCTAAGTTCCTTTGCAATTCTTCTCGTTTCTTCTTTTTCTCTTTCTTTTTGTACATCAAGAGGTACAACGGGAATATGTTCTGGAGCTTCTTCTTCTATTTTTTCAAATTTTTCTTTTTCTTTTTCTTCGTCAGACAAATATCTTCTCATTTAATATAAATATTTACAATAAATACTCTTACCATATAAAACCGCAAAGCTCGGCACATATCTTGACGTGTCGAGCTTCGAATTTCCTTCCTCCTAATTTGGCAGGATGAACTCTATTATAAATACATTAAAATTTTATAGAAGAAGTTTCAACAAATTCATTATTTTTTAATATTATTTTTCTTGCATTTAGCATATCTTTAATTTTTGCCAATGTCATACCATAGTGAAATACTAATAATGGAACATCATCACCAACATTTTCAAACATTTGTTGATAATCACTATTACCATTATTATTACCATCATCTTGTTTTTCTTTTTCATATGCTAAAGCATGTATTGTATAATAACCATGCATATATGGTCTATCAACCGCTTCATGCAAACAAAATAAATCAAAAGAATCTGTTTTTAAACTAAAAACAGCATTAACATATTCTTCAGTTGGTGGTTGTGCGTTATTACAAGCAGGAACTAAATCCCAACACCAGCCTTCAACATCAATATTAGTTTCATCAAGGGAAAAAATAAATTCGTATAATCCTTCATATTTTGAATTATAACCAACTTTTAAAATATAAATTAGTTTTAGTTTATCCTCTTCGTAAGTCATAAGATAACTTTATTATAAATACTGATAAACTTTTATTTAATATCAGGAAGATTTAATCCAAATTCTTGTTTAATAGAATTATTTGTTAATTTAATGATTGCATCATAATTAATAATATTTCTTTTTTCTTCATATTTGAAGTAATTAAAAAATATTTGTGATATTATTGCCAAACTTAAACAAATAAAAAATAGTGTAATTAAATTTAATAATATCATACAAAATGATAATCCTAAAAATAAAAACGATAATTTTTTAAAAATAAGTTTACGTGAAAAAATAACATGTATAATATCTTCAAAATTTATTATTACCAATCTTCTAAATTCAAACCAATCAATATGTAAATCTTCATGATTTATAATACCCTTTTTAATACCTTGAGCATCTAAAAAGATTCTTAATTCTTCTTTTTTTGAACCGCCAATATAAGTTCTTAATAATTTAAGATGTGTATAGTCTCTTTCTATATTTATATTTTCCATAATTTTTATTTTGTCAATTATACGAAAAACAAATGAAAATGTTACAAAAAAACCTGAAAATATTTTCAGGTTTCTTTTATTAATCGTTATTTATCAATTAAAAATGTTCAAATTCTGTGTTTCCTGTTCCTCTTCCACCACCACTGAATTGACTATTGGTTGCATTGTTTTTAACAGATTGTGGTGCATATTTTAAATTACCGTTTTCAGTTCTGAGTGTTCCTTCACCATTGGAATCAACATATTGTTTTAATAATTGATATTTTACTTGTGTTGGAGTTACTCTTCTTGCTTTATCCATAGCACCTTTAAAATTTGGATTATTTAATATATCAAATGCCATTGGTAATAATTTTTCAATACCAGCAGCATCATTTGGGTCTAAATTTTTAAAAGCATCAAAAACTTTTTCTTTATTACTAAATCCAAACATTTCATTTACATTACCCTTTTTTTTTACAACAGATTCATATAATTTAAATTGTCCATCAATTAATGAATCAAGTTTTTTCAACGTTGTTGATTTTTTACTTTCATTAAGAGTACTTTTTCTTAAACCAGCTTTTTCTTCAAGACGCATACGAACATATTTTCTAAGTTTCTGTTCAGATTCGCTCATTATTTCTATAGGTTTTGTAAATTTTTTGGTATGACCAATTGGTTTTGCAAGATATTTACTTCCACCTTGTTTGCCAATATCTTTACCTTTTCCTGTTTTATTTACAACATTACCAGTTTTTTCCGTTTTTCCTGTTGTTGTTTTTGCTTTATTTACAATTAAACTTTTATTTTTTGATATTTCGTTCATATAACTATTTACACCTTCAGCAATTTGTTTAATTAATTTTCTTTTTGCTTCATTCATTGTAATCTGAACGGTTTTATCAGGATCAATTGTAATGTCAACACCTGTTGTTGGAGCACCATCTGGTTTAACAACACCACCACCTAATGATTGAGAATCACGAGCAAAACTAAAATCACCAGTTCCAGTTTTTTCAGGTTCATCTATTTCAATATCATCTGTTTCAGGTTCGTCAAATTCAACATTATCTGTTTCAGGTTCGTCAGTTCCAACTTCTTTATCTGTTTCAATTTCTTCAGGTTCATCAGATTTTTTATTGAAATTAAAATCTTTTTCATCTTCGTCTTCTTCTTCTCTTAACATATTAGGTTGAACTTCAACATTACCAGCATCAACCATACCAGATTCAGCAACATTTTTTAATCCACCAAATTTACCAACTTGTTGTTTTGCGTTTTTACCAAGTTTCCATGCATCTGTTGCAGCAGGATTATTTTTTATATTTGCTGGAACTTCAGGAGTACCCAATTGCTGTGTAATTTGTGATAATATGTCTTGAACATTAATTGGAGTTTGTCCCGCTTTTTGCAATCTGCTATTTAATGCTGTAATTTGTTTACCTAAATTATTAGCAATTCCTTCAAGTTTTTTTACTTCAGGATTTACTTCACCTTGATTATATGTTTTACTAATTGCCTGTCCTGCATTACCAACCGCTTGTTTTACTGCTTGTCCTGCTTGTCCCATAGCTTGTCCAGCACCTTTAACAGCACCGCCAACAGCATTATATGCACCTTTAGCAGCACCACCAATTGCATTACCAGCAGCACCAGCAGCTTTACCAATACCTTTACCAGCAGCACCAACACCTTTAGCAATACCTTTAGCACCAGCTTTAGCTAAATTACCCATACCGCCCCAAAACTCATTAAGTTGAGCCATTTTATCTTCTTCAGATGTTTCATTCATTGAATCAGCATACGGTGATAATTTTTCAGCATAATCTTCATGACCATATTCACCTTTTAATTTTTCAAGAATTTCAGGAGTTATAACAATAGCAATTGTTTTAAAATCACCATCATTCATACCATCATTATGAGCATTTGCATAACCACTAATTACATTTGTTTTTTCATCATCATCACATTCCATAAATGATTCTGGACTGTTATAACCACGAGATTCAGCATAACCACCAAAACTACCACATTCTGCACATGGTTGTTCTTCACCTTCAGCAGCTATACCCATTTCTTTTTCATTACCCATTTCATCATCATCTTGTGGTATATCATCTCCCAAACTATCAATATCATCTTGATTAACAATTTTAATAAGTTTGTTTGCAATTTCTTTTCTATCTTCAATTTCAATATCAGGAAGTTTATCTTTAAAAGCAACAATAAATGAATTTAAATAAGATTTAACTTGAGCATCAGTCATTTCAGTTTTCCTAATTTTATTAGTTAATTTACCGACAACTTTTTCAATTTCTTTATTTGGTTCATCGGTTTCTGCACCAGCATCTAAACCACCACCTTCAGTACCACCTTCTACTCCAGATACATCTTCTTCACCACCACCTTCTGGTGGCATACCTTCTGCATCACCACCTAAATCTTCACCATTACCTTCTGGTGGCATACCTTCTGCACCACCACCTAAATCTTCACCATTACCTTCTGGTGGCATACTTTCTGCACCACCACCTAAATCTTCACCACCACCTTCTGGTGGCATACCTTTTGCTCCACCTTCTGGTGCAGCAGCTTCTGGAGGTGTTTCGGCATCTAAACCAGCACCCAAATCTTCTTCACCACCGCCTTCTGGTGGTACATCTGTATCTGTAGGCATGCTTTCTACGCCAGCAGCCATTTCTTTTTCACCAGCAGTTGCATTATCTAAATCACCCAATTTACTTTCAGCATTATCAATTTCGTCTTTTGCTTTATCTTCATTAAGTTTTTTCTTTTTACTGCCATTCTTATCTGGTTTTAAAGAAACTGCTTCATTAATAGTACGAAACATCATATTTCTTTGTTTATCAGCCTCTGATAATTTTTTATATTGAAATTCAGTAATATTTTCTTGTCCACCAATATATGCAAAATCGGCAATATCAGGGTCTTGTTTCAAACCTGCCTTTTTAATATAATAATTATGGCTTTCTTTTATAATGCCATATGCAACGCCATCTGCTGCTCTTTTATAATCAATCAAAGTACCTAAATTATGATTTTTAGATTCCTTTAATGCAGGTTTATTTACTTCTGCCAATTCTTGAAGCCTTTCATAAAATGCTTCTTTTGTTGCATGTCTTTTCATGTGAATATTTTTAATATACGTATTATTTATTTAACATTTTTTATAAATACTTAATTAAGAGTGAAAAAATACAATATTTACATAATTTCATAATTTTCATTAATAATTTTATGTTTAATTAGCATTTCAAATACTCTTGGTGTTATTAGATTTTTTCTTTTATAATTTTCAATTACAGATAAATTTGCTTTCTCATGCGAAATATTTTCATTTAAAAATTTTACATTTTTATGTAATTCTTCCAATATGTCATAAAAAATTTTTTCTGATTTTTTTCTCTCAACATATTCATTTAATTGTGCGTCTGTTAAAATAATTCTTTTCATTATACAAATTCATTTAAACTTAATTCCTGAGTTAAATATTCATTTTTAAATTCAATCATTTTTCCCAAATAACCAGTATTTCTTAATATTTTAAAAACTAAATTTTCAACAGAATATTCACCACCAGTATCAAGTCCTGTTTTTCTATATTTTTTTATTTTATTTTTTAGTTGTTCGTGTTTTTTTAAAAAATCAGTTTCATTTTTATTATTATCCAAATCATCAATTGCATTCATTATATCAGCAGATTTTAATTGAACATCAGCCGAATCAATATTTACAATTTTTTTTATTGGTTTTCTAACCCATTCGTCTTTAACCAAAGAATATACTCCTGATGAATGATGTGGTTCAGCACTGTCTTGAAAATACATTTCAACATCATGTCCTTTTACCTGTATCTTGAGTTGATCTGCCCATAATTGTTTTTTTAATTTTAAAAAAGCACCAATAAATTCTTTATTTTCTGAAATCTGACTAAAATCAAGAACAATATGAACATCTAAATCAGATTGTTCATTATAATTATAATTAGCCATACTACCTGTCAATATAATATCACTGAAACTTAATTTTTCAACATCAGAAAATTCAATAAATTTTTTTGCGTTTTTTAATAATACTTTTCTAACATCAGGTTTCATTTTTTCGTCAGATTCCCAAATAAGCGGACATAACGTATCATTCATCTTTATTGATGTTACGTCAACAGTATCTGGTTCAATAACTTCTTTTAAAATATCTGAAATATTATTTTTTGACCAATACTTACTTGACCAATATCTTGGTTTTTTTTCGCCTTCAATCATTTTTTAATTAAGATATGCAGTTAATTCATATTTACCACTATCCATTCTGTAAATTGCAATTGTAACACTTCTTCTTTTATCTGGAATACCATTTCTTAATAAAGGAATTGTTGCTCTTTTGGTTTCACCATAATTAATACCACCAGTTCCAAACTGAGTAAACATATCATCTTCATCAACAGTAAATCCTTTTTTTTCAACCCTTTCTCTTACAGCATCTAATGCTGCTGATAATGTTTCAAAATATGTATCATTTTGAGGTTTTCCAGCAAATTCATTCATTCCTGTTTCAGAATTCTTCTCTTTTGGAGAAAATTTTGTCATGATATTATCAATTTTGTTAATAGTATCATAATTATTATTATCAAACAAAAAATTAACTTTTTCTTTAATTAATTCTGCTTTTTTCTGATATTCCTGTGTATTATCTTCATTAACATTTTGAGATAACCCAATTTTTTTTGTTTTATTAATTAATAATCTATATAAAGTATCTAATACATCAAATTCTTGTTTATTAAATAAATCATCAATTGCATTTTTTATTTTATCCACTTTAATTCTTTCTTCTTCTGGATTATTAACATTACTTAAATTAAGTTCTTCATCAATACCTTTTTTAAATCTTTTAGCCAATGCTTTCCTTGCAGGTGTACAAGTTGATTTGGTCATTGGAGTACAATAACCTTTATGCTTTGGATTTACGGCTTTTTGAATCCATTTATCATCTTCATTCATTCCAGATTTTCCAAGAAGACTTTTTACTTCATCCCAAGGATTATTCGCATATTTCATTGCATATTGTTCTGCGATATTATCTGGAATTCCGAGCTTAACAAGCATTTTATATCTTATATGAAAAGCACCGTTTGACCATGCATCGTTAGCATCTTTAAAAATTTGTCCTGTTCTTTCGTGAAAAGAATCATGAAAATTGCCAATGCCTTCTTTTAATTTGAAATCTGGATTTAATTTAACCATATTTTCAAAAAGAAGCAATTTTGTATCTTTTTGTAATTTTTTCATAAATCACAATATTAAAAAATCAATTTATTTTTTACCAACTTTTGCTTTGTCCCATTGTGTAACGGGTACTTTAGTTTTAGGTTTGGCAGTGTCTTCTTCTTTTAATTCTTCTTTATCTTCATGCTCTTCTTTTTCTTCTTCAGGAGTTTCAGAATCTTCATGTTCTTTAGATTCTTTATCTTCCTTTTTTTCGAAGTTCCATTTCTTTTTTCCAGAAGTTTCTTTTTTATCTTTTTTATCTTCTTTATCGTCATCATCTTTATCTTCACCTTTTTTCTTATCAAAATTCCATTCTGTAAGAAGTTCAGCTTTAGGTTTAAATGTTTTATCGAGTTTGCTCATGACTTCGAAAAGTCTTGCCCTGTTGTCATTATTGTCTTTTTTCATAATCTTGATTATTAATTTTATATAAATAGTTTTAATGTTGTAATAAAAACGTTCTTTTTACATCTTTTCTTTGTGCAGCAACATCACCTTCGCCTTTTGGCATTATAATAACATTCAAATTTCTTTCACCACCAACAGGTATTTTTAACATTTCATCATATGTTAATAATGTTTTAATGTCAACGCCAAATTTGTCTGAAATTCTTTGTTTTAAAGTAGTAATGCTATTATTAGCAATCGGTATTAATTTACCATTATCATCAACTTTTAAATGCATTTTATCTTTAACGAACAAATCTTTAAATAACGTAGTAGGTACAATTTCAGATGTTTTTGCGGTAGATAAATCTATTTTACTTTTTTCTTTTTCGTTTGCATTAGTAGAAAAATTTAATGTCATATTGGGATTGTTTAAATTATAAACATCTCCTATTTTAGTATGAGCATATGATTCAAAATTATAACCATTATTTTTCAATTCTTTTGTTATTTTTACTGCAATTTCAAAATATTTTTTTGTAAAAAAATCTCCAGCGTCATTCCATCTGAATATTATTTTCTTATCTTCGTTTTTATTTGCCAACATCTCTAATTCATGTTTTAATATTTTTTCGAATTTATCTGGATAGTTAAGTAATAAATTTAATATTCTTGTTTGTTTAACAAAAATATTTGGTTGAATAACATATCTTCCACGTCTTGCATAACAAACTTTTGCACATGCACCAGCACCGGGACAAGTATTAACAATATAAAATTCCTTATTTTCAATATCATAAACCAATCCTTGTAAAGCTGGAATACCAATATTAAAAGTTATTGAATCTTCCGATCCAGATTTTTCCATTTTTGTATTTTGACTGTAAATTTGTGGTGGATTTTTTGTTATATCATTAATAAATGTATCAACATCAATTTCACCATTTTCATCAAATGGAATTGCTTTATTATGCACTAATAATGTTGATTTTGTTCTTTTATTTTGAGCTAATTCGTAATTTAAAAGTATTTTATTAAAATATTTTTTTAGTTCTTCAGTACTAATACATTCTTTTGATACATCACTAAAATCACCCTCCCAATCAACTTCGTCTAATGACATACCAGTAACTTTGTTCATCATTTCAAAAAGCTGTTGTTTGGTATTTCTAATCATTTGTAAATCATTTTTCATAAATACTCAATTATATTCAATTTCAATTAGTATTTATTATAAAATCTTGTAGAAAATGAATTTAGAATGCCTTAATGATATAATCACAGATAATTTAGCAATATATATTGACATAACAAACATTAAATCATGGAATTTAAATACAGGTTTTACATCTGTTAGTTTAACTAAATGGAGTGGTGCTTTTTCAGATAACATAAATTTAATGGATTTTGGGTTAACAGCTTTTGATAATGGAAGAACCAATATTATGTGGAGTGGAATTACATTAACACCGCAAGATGCTTATTTATCAATGTATAGAGTTGGTTATAATAATATTATAAATCCAACAACGGGAGAAACAAGTGGGGTTACTGCAACAACACAATATGATATATATCCAATGAGTGCTGTTACATTAACATCTGGTACAACTGGAAATTATTTTGAATTAAATGGTGGTTATTTACAAGGATTTTTTAAATTAAAAGATTATAATTATTCAATATTTTCATCACGATATAACGGTATTACAATTGAAACATTGCTATATCTTCATCCAGATTCTCATGGTATTTTCTTTATGATGGGTGCACGTGCGGAAGATAAATATAATTCATATTTTTCTGGTGAAACAATAACAGGTGTTACAACAACTGGTGTTGTGACAAGTCTGGACAATCATTTAGAAGCACTTACAAAAACTGAAGTACTAAAAAGTGGTTTTATTAATTTTGAAGATAGATTTAGAACAGATTATATTGAAGAACCTGCAATTAATAATATTAATAATAATGTAATTGCATTTGAAATAACAGAAGATAAAAGAATTGTATATAAATATGTTGATAATAAAGGACATGTTATAACAAACACATCATCAATTGTTATTAACGGAACAGGTTTTACAATGATTGACATTACATATTTGCCAAATAATATTATTTTAGACCCAATATCTTTAGATTGTTCATTACAAAGAACAGGTAAATTAATTATATATGTCAATGGTCGTGCTGTTTGGATAATTTATGATTTTCCAGAATTTTATTTTAAATCATTTAATAATGATAAAGAAAAACAATTGGGTGTTCCATATTCAATAAGTTGGGGTGGTGGTTCGTTTGGATTAAAACATTCGTGGCATTATGATTATCAAACATACATAATTTATAATGGTCAAGATTCTAATTATGTTAAGAGCAAATTTTTTGTTCAAGGCAATCCAATTTCAACTGAATGTATTTCTGCCAATGACAATTATTTAGCTGGTTTATCGTTAAGTGCCGATACAACCACATTTGTACTCAAAGACAAATGTGATTCTCTTATTGATGTTCCATATACAATAATGCGTATTGATTATACTGGTGAAACAAGCACAACAACAGGCAAAACATATTTTATAAAATTCAACCAACCAGTTTCTGTATTATCAAACAGAGATTATGAAATAGATTTATCAATATTTGATGGAGGATTTTTTAAAAATGTTGATATTAATAGTAATACAATAACAAATAAAATTTCTTTATTGGTTTATAGTGACACTGTTGATGTTAATATTATTAATGATATTGAATATAGATATCCAATAAGTGCATCATATCTTTCAGAATTAGCAAATCTTGGTTTATATCCATTTCCAGACAGACAAGAATATCAATATCTTAGAAATGGTATTATGTATTATGGAGCAACAGGTTTTCCTGTAATTAGTGATGAATTTTCATATCTATATATTTATGATTTCAATAATATGTTGTTACATCAAACAATACGTGGTGCAATTGTAACAGGTCAAAATGGTTGGAAACCATTAAAAACCGTTTTTAGAATTCCTGATAATATTGGTCAACAATTTGTAAATATTGGTTTGTTAATTGAAACCGATGATTCATTTAATTTAAATAAACCTTTATTTGTAACAAATTTTACATATACTGCTGCAGATATTTTAGTACAAGATGCAAGAAAAGATAATTTAACTATTGAACAGAATTTTAATAATTCTTTTATTGGTGGAATTCAAAAATTAAGAATTTATGATAAAGCATTAACATATTCTGAAATTATTCATAATGTTTCAATAGAAGCAAAAAATTATCCCGCATTAAATTTAAGTGTAAGTAAAGGTGGAAGAATCATATATAGATAAAATCGATGTTTTATTAGAAATTTATGAAGGTTGGAAAAATTTTGCGTTTCCAAGTCCAAAAGTAGAAGAATTAGCTACAAGAAGAATTGCAATTTGTGTTAAAAATAATTGTGGAAAATTTCAAACAAATAAATTTTGTTCATTATGCGGATGTTACATGCCCGCAAAAACAAGAAATCCTAAGTCTCATTGTAGACTAAAAAAATGGTAATTAGCAATACGGTACATTTCGAACATTAACGTTTGAATCAGGTGTTCTAATTTCTACACTTGTATATGCTCTAATATAACTTTCAGTATATTCTCTGATAAATAACATTTTTATTTTTGGCGGTGCTTTTTTAAATGCTAAAAAATCAATTTCATCACCTTCTTTAGTATTTAAAGTTGCGTTAATATCGCTCCAATCAAATTCATTAAACCATTCATTACCTGATGGTGCAATATCGCTATCGGTTGTACCACCAAGTCTTCCTTTATCATAATCATCACGTTTGCTTATGGTAATACCATCACTATAAAAATCTAATCCAAATTTAAGTGCATCTTTATTCTGATCATATTTATATTCAACATTAAGAAAATATTCAAGAGTAAGTTTTGAAGCATCTTCCGTATCGTTTTCCCAATTACCACCAATATTTGATTCAGAAATAGTAGTTTTAATTTTATTTTTATTTAAAAGTGAATCACAAATAAATTGTTTTTGAAAATCTTCATTTTTCAATAAATCAACAATTTCTTGTTCTTTTGAATATTTTTCATTACCCAAAAAATCAAATTCTGAAATCTCTTCATTAATGATTTTTATAAAATCTTTATTTCCCATTGATTTGAATTTAACATAAATACTAAAAATTTTATATAAATGATAATAAAATTTACAATTTCAAAGTATTTATGTATGAAAAATCATTGCTTAATTATTTATATTAAGTTAGGTCTGGTTAAAGTCAGGAATGATTTTAGAATTTTAATCGCCAAATAGTGGTTATGTAAAATTTTAATCCTTGACTGAACTTTATAATAATTGCACCATTTTAATCTGGTGCAATTATTTTTTTATATCGGATATTCATATTCTTTATCCAAATAATTGGTTAAAATAATCTTATCGTCTTTTATTTCTTTTACATAATTTGGTAAAAGTGGAATTTTACCACCACCACCGGGAGCATCAATTACATAGTATGGTACAGCATATCCCGATGTAAATCCTCTAAGTCCTTTCATAATTTCTAATCCTTTTGAAATTGGTGTTTCAAAATGATTTCCACCCAAAATTTTATCCATTTGATAAATATAATATGGCTTTACTCTGATAGTTAGTAAAAGACGATTTAGTTTTTTAAATATTTCAACATCATCATTAATTCCTTTTAAAAGCACACTCTGTGAACCTAATGGTATTCCAGCATCAGCTAACATATTACATGCTTTTTGTGTTTCTGGAGTAAGTTCATCAGGATGCGTAAAATGTATACTTATATATAAAGGATGATATTTTTTTAATATATTTATTAATTCTGTTGTTATTCGCATAGGTAATACAACAGGAACTTTAGTTCCAATACGTATTATTTCCACATGTTCAATACTTCGTAATCTTTTTAAAATATACTCAATTTGATCATCTCTTAAAGTAAGCGGATCACCACCCGAAATAATGACATCTCTGATATTTTTATTATTTTCAATATATTTAAAACCTTTTTCCCATTCATTTTGTGTGGCAATAATATGATTTTCTTTTGAAACTAAATGACTTCTCGTACAAAATCTGCAATAGGTACTACAGAAATTAGTTACTAAAAATAATGCTCTATCAGGATATCTATGCACAATATTTGGTACAGGTGAATTTTTTTGTTCATCAAGCGGATCGTCTTGTTCTCCTTTAATTGAAATTAATTCATCAACTGTTGGAATTATAGTTTTATAAAGAACATGATCGTTTGGAAGTATATTTAAAAGATAAGCAAAATAAGGCGTTATTCTAAATGGTAAATGATTTTTTGGCATATTGATAATTGTACCGTTTTTTTTCTTTCCCAATAACTTAATTAATTTTTCGGTACTGGTTATACTGTTTTTTATTTGCCATATCCAATTATTCCAATCTTCAATGGATGTTCCAGTATAATTTTCTTCAATGAAATTCTTTAGTTTAATATTTATTGGCAAGGATGAGTCCTTGCCCCCCGCAGGAGGTAAATCAGAGTCTTCTGATTCGATTTGAATTGATTGTAAAATCCGTTCGTTCATTTAAAAATTTATTTCATATAAATATAAGAAAAACATAAAAAAGTCGAACAAATATATATCTTTTTTTAATAAAAACAAATAATAAAATTTTTATTTTTTTGAACATGTTCTTTCATACATAATTATAAAAAAATAATAATTGTTTTTTAAATATATTTATAGTATTTATGATAAAATTATTATTATGAAAGATAATAAACAAAGACTTTTCGAAGTCATGGAAAGAGTTGTTCCAAATTTTAAACAACCAGAAAAAGAAAATTTAAAAGAAATAGCACCTGTTGCTGCTACCAGTACTGCAACACA